TGCAGATGAAATAATACTTGTCTGTGAAAGGAAAATAAAAAATGTCAAATAAAAATAAACCAGAAGATTTGGAAAAAGTGTTAAAAAAATATTTGGAAGATTATGTGGAAGATATAACTGAAGATGTAGGAGAAGTGACTGACTCGGTAACCAAAGAAGCGGTAGAAGAATTAAAACAGAAATCGCCAAAAGGAAAAGGTAGTAGAGCAAATCCATATCATACAGGGTGGACAAAACAAAAAGGAAAACTAAACAAAGGAAGATACACCATAAAAATACATAATAAAACCAATTATCAATTAACACATTTATTAGAATTTGGACACGCAACTCGAAATGGAGGTAGAACAAATCCAATACCACACATAAGACCAATTGAAGAAAAATACAAAAAAGAATATGAAGAAAAAATTACTACGGTAATAAGAAGGAGGTCTGCAAAATGACACTAGAAGAATTGAAAACCAAATGTGAAAAGGCAGGGTTCAAATATGCTTATGGAAGATTTTTAAAAGCAACAGAACCTCCACATCTAGTAGCCATAACAACAGGAACAAATAATTTTATGGCAGATAATAAAGTGTATAAAAAAGACATACCAATAAAACTTGATTATACATATATAACCAAAGATTTAAAAGAACAAGAAAAAATAGAAAATGAAATTCTAGGAGAAATACCCTGGAACAAAACGGATGAAACTTACTTATCAGATGAACAAGTCTGGCAAGTAAGTTATTTTTTTAATATTTAAAAGGAGGAAATAAAAATGTCACAAAACAAAGTAAAATTTGGACTAAGCAATGTCCATGTTGCAAAGATAATTGAAGAATCAGGAACAATAACTTATGGAAAACCATTTGCAGTACCTGGAGCTATATCATTAACAGCAGATCCAGAAGGAGAAACAACTCCGTTTTATGCAGATAATATAAAATATTTCATTGCAACATCAAACCAAGGATATACAGGAGATTTAGAAATAGCTATGACACCAGAAGAATTTTTAAAAGAAATTCTAGGACAAACACAAGATATCAATGGTGCTTTAATTGAAAGTGCAGATGATGTCAATGCTCGTTTTGCATTAATGGGAGAAATAGAAGGAGATTCTAAAAAGAGAAGATTTGTATATTATGATTGTACTGCAACTAGACCAAGTGCAGAAATGAACACAGTAGAAGAAAGCAAAGAGCCACAAACAGATACAATCTCAATAACAATGAGTCCTCGTACTACTGATAAAACTATAAAAGCAGTAATAGAACCAAATGAAACAAACCAAGCTATATATGATACTTTCTTCACAGATGTATACGAAAAAGATGCAACAATAGGTGGAGTATAGGAGGAAAATAAATGAAAACGATAACGATAGAAAATATGGAATATCCAATAGAGTGTAATGCTCTTACATATATAAAATATAAGTCTATTTTTAAAACTGGAATATTAAAAGATATGCAATTTGTACAGAACTATTTGATAAGACAAGCAGTTGCAGGGCAACAATTACAAAAGCAAAAAATAAGTGAAGAAGAAAAGTTAGTTCGATTATCAGAGTATATGATAGAAGATACAGATGAATTTGTGATTAAAATAACTCAAATAGCTTGGATTTTAATATATACTGCAGATAATAAAATAGAAAATTATGAAAAGTGGTTATCGGAAATCAAAGACTTTAATGTAGAAGATGATTGGCTTTCGGAGGTAACGGAATATGCCGTAGGTTGCTTTTGTAGACAATGAGCTAACAAAAGAATTAGATAAATTATATGGAGAAAGCAATACCAAGGAAAAATTTCCTGAACACGAATTTGTGGGGTCGTGTTTAAGAGTAGGCTTAACCATTAATGATTTAAAAGAACTAACATATGTAGATGTTATGAAAATATTACTTACTTTTATAGAACCAAAGAAAGATAATAGTAAGAAAGCCACACAAAAAGATATTGACAGATTATTAGGATAAGAGGGAGCAATCCCTCTTGTTTTAATGGAAGGAGAAAAAATGGCAGGAAGTATAAAAGGTATTATAGTAGAAATTGGAGGAGATACATCAGGTCTCCAAAATGCATTAAGCAAAGTTAATTCTGCTACATCTAGTCTGAGCAAAGAGCTAAGGCGGGGTTAACTCTTTGTTGAAATTAGATCCAAAGAATACCGAATTATTAGAACAAAAACAAAAGTTATTAAATGAAGCAATAGAACAAACAGAAAGAAAGCTTGATAGTTTGAAGAAACTAAAAGAAGAAGCCGATAGAAAAATGGCAGAAGGAACAGAAATTAATGAAGAAAACTACAGAGCTTTACAAAGAGAAATTGCAAATACACAAAATAAATTAGCTAGTTTGAAAACAGAAAATTCTGGGTGGAATAAAGCAGGAAATTATTTAACAAACCTAGGTACAGAACTGGACTCAATAGCAGGTAAGATAGATTCGATAGGAAATAAATTAACAGTAGGGGTAACAGTTCCAGTAATTGCAGGATTTACTGCTATGACTAAATCAGCAATTGAAACAGAAACTGCAATGCAACAGGTAGATAGAATATACGGAAAAGCAGCAGAAAGTATAAAAGAGTTCGCAGAAAACAAAGCTATTGATTACAATATGTCTGCTAGTGAAGCATATAAGTATTCACAAATTTACGGAAATCTAATTCAATCAATAACAAATGACCAGAAAGAAAATGCAGAGCAAACACAAAAATTATTAAAAGCATCATCAGTAATAGCATCAGCAACTGGTAGAGATATGTCTGATGTTATGGACAGAATTAGGTCGGGATTACTTGGAAACACAGAAGCAATAGAAGATTTAGGTGTAAATGTTAATGTTGCTTTATTACAAACAACAGATGCTTTCAAAAAGATAGCTAAAAACAGAAGTTGGAAACAACTAACATTCCAAGAGCAACAACAAATAAGATTAATGGGTATCTTGGAACAAACTGCAAAGAAATATGGAAATGAAGTAAATAAAAACACATCTTCTAGCATACAACAATTAACTGCAAAAACTAAAAATTTAACAAGTAGCTTGGGAGAAAAATTACTACCAACTGCAAATAAGTTATTAGAAGAAGCAAATAAGATAGTAGATAAGTTTGGAGATTTAAGTGATAGCGAACAAGAAAATATTATAAAGATAGGACTAATGGTTGCAGCTGCTGGGCCTCTTTTAAAAGTAGGGTCAACATTGATAAGCACAATAGGTAGTGTATCAACTGGAATGGGAACAATGGCACAAGCAATAGGTGTAGCAACAGGAAAAATGACATCTTCAAAAGATTCAGTAAATAACCTAGCAGGTGTATTACAAGCAACATTTAGTCCAACAGGTTTAGCGGTAATAGGAATAACTGCTGCTGTAGGAATTATTGTTGCAGCAATAGCAGAAATGGAACGAGAACTTAATTCTAAATTTTCTGCAATGGGAGAATCAGCTGCTAATTTTTATACAGGCATACAAAATGCAGAAGGATATTTGAATACTTTTAAAACAACAATGTTTGCAACAACAAAAGAGCAACAAAACTTGCAAACACAAATGGATGAAATACAAAAAGGAATAACAAGGATTTGTAAAACTGCATCTGATGAACGAAGGGATTATACTAAAAAAGAGATACAACAATTAGATAAATACTTTGAACAATTGAGAAATTTAAAGAACAGAGAAATAGAAATACAACAAAAGATAGCAGGTGCAATAACTCAACAGGCATCAACTACTGCAGAAGCATTCAAGGGTAGTCTGGAAGAATACAAAATACAATCACAAGAATGGATAGCAACTGCAGAACAACAAGCAGAAAAAACAAAGGCATTAATTGAAGAAGGAACAATAGAAGAAATAGCATTGCTAAATCAAAGATATGGAACAAAGGCTACAATGCAAAATGAAGCATATGCTACAGAATATAACAAGATCATAGAAAATAAACAAAAAAAGATAGATTTAGCAAATGAAGAAGTAGCGAAAATAATGTCAATATATGCGGAAAACTATTCTAAACGAGCAGATCAAGATGGAGATTTTTATGAGCATATTAAACATTATAACTGGCAACAGGAACAAGAAGAACAAAGACATAATAACACAATAGAAGATTTAAAAAACAATATGTTTCTAACTACGCATAATAAAAATATGTCTATTGACCAGGAAAATTATAGGCATGAACAAGAACAAAAGAAAATATGGAAACAGATGTATAAAAATATGTCAGAAAGCGAAGCGGAACAATTAGGTGTATGGTTGGCAATGCTTTCACAAACAGAAATGTATGGTGGAGAAATATCAGAAGAAAACCAATTGTTAGTAGATAACATATTAGAATCATATGATGCAATGCCTAAAAAAACACAAGAAGCAATGAAGAATGCAATGTCTCCAATGCTAGAAGAAATGAAAAATTCAGAGCCAACATTATGGTCAAAGGCATCGAGCATTGCAGATGGAATTATATCAAGATTAAAGAAATCGTTTGATATTCACTCACCATCAAGAGAAACAAGAGATATATTCCAAAATGTGATGAAAGGTGCTGAATTAGGTCTAGAAGATGAAGAAAGAGCTCTAAACAAACAGATAGATGAAATAACTAATAAAATGAAGGCTAGATTTGAAAATATAAATCCAAATATGGGAGAACTAAAACAATCAATAATTGACCAGACAAAGACAATATTTACAACACCAACATTGAACATTTATGCACAAGATGAATTAACACCAACAAAGATAAATACTATCATAGATACGGTAAATAGAAGGCTAGGTAGTAGATATTAAAGGAGAACAAAATGATTAGAGAATTTTATATAGAAAACGAAATGGGTCAACGATTTTCTATGATGGACATAGAAAGTGGTTGCTTTTTGAGTTCTCCAAATGGTCTTGGATATTCTTATGATATAGAATACGCACAAATAGGAGATAACTTTATACAAAACATAAGAAAGCTAACACAAGGACAGATATCAGGAGAACTTATATTCAAAAGATATGAAAAATATAAAGAGTTTGTAGATTTTATAGAATCTGCAATTAGTTTGAAATTCGTATACAAAATACCTATGAATAAAGGAAAAATTGAATATTTTAAAGACATAGATATTTCATCAGTAGAAAAAAGCGAAATAGGTACAGATGGTGTATTAAGAGTACCAGTAATATTCAATTGCAAATCATTATGGTACGAAGCAAAAGAAGTAGTTTATACGATAGATTCTATCGATAACGAGGTAAGATGGAATTTTGACTGGGATTCTATCTTCACAGCATACGATAATAGAAATATTATATTTGAAAACAAAGGACACGCAGCTGCACCATTTAAATTAGAACTAAATGGAGAAGTAAGCGGACCAGTTATAACAATTTTAGAAGATGACATGGAAGTAAACAAATTAAGTCTAGATGGACTAGTTGTTTTAGAAGGAGAAACTTTTGTATATAACACAAAAGAAACTGAACAAGAAATAACAAAAGTATCTAAAACAGGAAAAACTAATTTGTTTAATTTTTTAAATCCAAACTTTGTGAATTTCTTCAAATTAAGAAAAGGAGCTTCTACGATAAGACTAGAAGCGGATGGAGAAATAACAAGTGGAAAAATAACAATCTATGTACAATACAAAGCGGTATAAGGAGGAAGAGATGTTAAAAGGACATATATTCAATTTGCAAACGTTTACATCAGAAGCGTTTGCTCTTTTTATAGATAAATTCCTAAATGGAAGAAATGGTGTAGCAAGAGGGTGTGCATTATCAAACACACAAACATCAGTAACAATAGGAGATGGATACTTTGTAGTAAAGGGAAGATTCTTGCAAATAATATCAGGCGTAACATTAACAGATATCACTAATAACGGATTTTATAGTTTGATTTGTGAAATAGATTTATCACTAACTAATACAGTAAACGAATTAAACCAAGCACAAATAAAAGCTATATACGAAACAAATAATTATCCAACTTTATCACAGCAAGACATAACAAGTGAAGGAAAAAAATATCAATATGAGTTTGCAAGATTTAAAGTGGAAAACGGAAGTATAACAGGATTTACAGATAGAAGAACTTTTATAGATTTTCAAAGTGTTTATGACCAAATAGAACATGAAGCACAATTAGTATTAGCAGATATACAAAATGCATTAGATAATGTAATAGATGGAAGTTTATTTGTAAAGAAAACAGACTTACCTACAGAGTTTGATAACAGACTACAATACTATGTAAAGAAAACAGATGTAGGAACAATATCAAAGAAAAATTATAGTGTAGGCACAGGTGCTCCTAGTGGTGGTTCTGATGGAGATATATACGATCAATACTTTTAAAAACTAGGAGGAAAAAACAATGGCATATACATATGGAACGGTAAACAATTGTAAAGTAAGAAATGGACAGACTCGAAAAGAGTATCAAGTTAGGTTAGGATATGAAGTACAAAGTCAAAGTATAGCAGATAATACATCTAGTGTAAAATTAAAACTAGAATGTAGGTCAATAAATTCATCTTATGCAACATATAACTCTACTAAAGGTTTAACTTCAATAATAGATGGAACAACAGTAAAAGATAATAAACCTGTAGATATGAGAGATACAAATACTTGGCAGAATTTTGGTGAAAGAACAATTACAGTAACACATAATACTGATGGTACATATTCAGCTAGTAAGTCAGGGTCTTTCACTTGTACAGCAGGTACTTCTGATTATTCTTTAACTTCTGGTTCTGCAAGTGTAACAGTAGCACCTGCAACCATACCAAGATATGCTACATCAAATCAATGGCTATCGAGCAGAACAAGTTCAAGCTTAACAATAGGATGGAGTTCTGATAACACAATAGATTACATATGGTATAGCAAAGACAATGGTGCTTCTTGGACAGGAATAGATATAGCAGATGGAACAAGTGGAAGTTATACAATAACAGGACTAGCATCTAATACAACATACAATATAAAAACAAGAGTAAGAAGAAAAGATAGCCAATTAACTACTGATAGTTCTACACTAGCAGCGACAACACACGCAACTACAGTAGCATCTGTATGGCTGTCAAGTAGAACATCAAGTTCAATAACAGTAGCATCAAATTGTAATGTAGCAGTATCAAGCACACATTACAGAATAGCAAAGTCAGGTGGAAGCTATGGAAATTGGCAAACAAGTGCAACTTTTACAGGCTTATCTGCAAATACAACATATACAATACAAGTACAACAAGTAGGACAAGCTAGTGGAGAAGCTGGATATGCAACCACAAGTGCAACAACACACGCAAAAACAACTCCAACAATTTCATTATCAAGTAGGTCAATAAATACAATAACGGTAACATCAGGATGTAATGTAACGGTGTCTAACACACAATATAGAATAAAGACATCAAATGGAAGCTATGGAAACTACCAAGCAAGTGCAACTTTTACAGGACTATCTCCAAATACAACTTATGTAATAGAAGTATATAAAGTAGGATCTGCGAGTGGAGAATCAGGAACAGCCACAATATCAGTTACGACATACCAGATAGCAACAATAAGCACAGGACAAAATATAAATCTAGGAGATAATGAAGCGGTAACATTTGCAAATCCAAGTGGAAGTACAATGGCACTTGGAATATATAAAACTGATGGATCGACTGAAATTGTATCATACAGAGCAGTAACAGGAACAAGTTATACCTTTACTTTTACAGATGCAGAACTAGATGCAATATACAAAGCGATGGGAACAAATAATTCAGTAACATTAAGAATATATTTAAGAACTACTTGTAACAATAGTAGCTATTACCATACAAAAGATATAGTAATAACATTAACAGGAAATCAAAAAACAGGACACATCAAAGTAAGTACAAGTTGGAAAAGAACAAAGAAATGGGTCAAAATAGGTGGAACTTGGAGAAGATGTGTAAGATGGATAAAAGCAAATGGAACTTGGAGGAGGTGCATATAGTTGGAGATATACATATTAAGCAAAGAAGATTTGAAAATATTATCAATAACAAAGCCATCTCAATATGAAATAAATATAGATGAAGAAACAAATGGAAAAAGTACATTTAACTTAATAAAAAGCGAAGGATTAAAGAAAGGAAACTATATGGTCGTAAATGGACTATATGAGCAATTCCTATTTTTAATAGATGATGTAGAAACAGAAAAGGGCAGTAATGTATCACAAGTAACTGCCCGAGATATTTCAAACATATTCGACAGAAAAATAATTGAAAAAGATACAGCAACAATGACCAGTAATTCAATAGAACAATTTATAGCCAACACAATATCAGAAAACTTTGTGAACTCTGATGACATACACATAAATGTTGGTTATATAAATATTTACTGGAAAACCAACACAAAAGTATCGGTATCAACAAATGCAGAAAATGGTTTGTATAATTTCCATACCTTTTTAACAAACTGCAGACAATACAAAAATATTTATACAACCTTTAAATTTGAAAACAACAAATTAAATATAACAATAGAAAATAAAGATAGTGAAGAAACAAGATTGGTAGATACAACTTTGCCAGAAGTTACAGACTACAATAAAGTTTATGAATCAGATGTAACTGCAAAAGTGCAAGTTTTAATACGAGAAGATAATTCCGTATATAATTTATATTTAAAAGAAGATAGAAGCACTACCGAAAATAAAGATGATCCAGGAAGGGTAAACGGAAAAGTAGAAACCATAAGTGTAGATACGATAGAAACTGCAAGGCAAGAAGCACTTAATGTTATGAAAGGAAATACATACAACCATCTTGTAGAATTTAAGATAACCAAGACATCAAAGCTAATGGATGTAACAGAATTTCATATAGGAAGAAAGATAAGAATAAAAACAGAAGATGATATATATGATAGCTACATTAGTGCAATAACATTAAAAGATGAAAACTTTATATATTTTAAAAGTGGGAATTTAAGAACGACATTAATCGACAAATTAAAACAAACATCGCAAACTGCAGGAAACAAATTGGACTTATCTGGAGGAATAATAAAAGGAGATGTAAAGGTAGATGGCAAACTATCTCCTGCATCAGGTATATACATAAATGGTAAGAAAATAGTGGATTTTGAAGATAATGGAAATGCAATGGCAATAGGTCAGGAATATGATTCTAACCTAGGAGGAACATTACAAGTAGATGGAGAAGTCCTACCATCTGGAATACCAATAGGAAGTGTCTTGCAATACGCAAGTGACACAATACCAAATAAATATTTACTTTGTAATGGACAAGCAGTATCAAGAACCACATATAGCAAATTATTCGCAATAATAGGAACTACATATGGAAGCGGAAATGGAAGCTCAACTTTTAATGTTCCAAATTTAAAAACTAGAATACCAGTAGGTAAAGATTCGAGTGATGCAGAATTTTCAACACTTGGAAAAACAGGTGGAGCTAAAACACATACATTAACAACTGCACAATTACCATCACATAACCACGGATTTACAGGTTCTGCACATACACATACATTAAATGGACACGTTCACTCTGTTGGAGCTCACTCACACGGACTAAATGGACATACACATAGCATACCTGCATTATCAGGTACAGCTGCAAGTGCAGGAAATCACTCTCATAGTGTAAGATACAAAGGATTCTCTGGTGTAAACCAAAGCACTGGTGGATATATGATGTTAAGAAGAAATGATTCGGGAGATAGTTACGATGGAACAGATACTGATGGTGCAATTGCAGCAGGAGCTCATACACATAGTGTTACTACGAACGCATCAACTACAGGAGGAAATAGTGGATCAACTGCTAATAGTGGAGCTTTTAATACAGGAGGAAACTCTGGAAACACATCTAGTACAACACAAGGTGGTACAGTAGGAAATACAGGTAGTGGAAATTCACACAACAACTTACAACCATATATAGTTATAAACTATATTATAAAAGCGATGTAAAGGAGAAAGAAATGGAAGAATTAATAGGAATGATATTAGCATTAGCAACATTGCTAAATTCAATAATGATTATTATTAATTTTACAAAACAAACAAAGAAACCAATAGATGATGCTTTAAATAAAAAGTTTAAAGAAGCATTAGAGCCAATAAATGAAAAACTAGATAAAGTAAATGAAGATATAAGAAAATTAGATAAGAATCAATGTATGAATTATCTAGTAAATTTTATTGAAGATTCGAAAAATGGAATACCAAAAGATGAGATACAGAAGAAAAGAGCCAGTGAAGTATATGACCACTATACAAAAATACTTGGTGGAAATTCGTACATACATGATGGCTGGGAAAAATATGTGAAGGGAGATATTTAAAATGGAATATATAGTAATAGGTGCGATAGCTCTACTAGTTTTAGTAGGGCTTTTAATAATTATAAAAGTAGAAAAGGTAAGAAACAGAGCAAATGCTTTGTTTTTAGAAGCAGAGAAATATGTAACAGAAGATAAGATGCAATATGTGTGTGACAATTTATATTCATATTTGCCATCAGTAGTACAGATATTCATAACAGAAGAATTATTCAAAAGAATAGTTCAAGGATTATACGATAAAAGTAGAAAACTTGCAAAAGACTTATTAGATGATGGAAAACTAAACAAAAGTAAATAGGAGGATATGTAAATGGGATTAACAAATAAAGGATTAGTAGAATATGTTAAAAAAGCATTAGCATTAGGAGATGATAGCATATACTTGTATGGCTCATTTGGACAGACATTATCTGAAGCATTTATAACACAGAAAGCAAAACAATATGTATATAATATTTCAAGACAAAGTATATATAAGAAATGTTTAGCATCTGCAGGAACAGAGTTTGCATTTGACTGCGTAGGTTTAATAAAAGCATACTTATGGGGTGGACACGGAAAAATAAAATATAATGCAAAACAAGATAAGTCTGCAAATGGAATGTATAATGCGGCAAAGAAAAAAGGAAAAATAAGCACTCTACCAGAGATACCAGGAATCCTAGTTCATATGAGTGGACATATAGGAATATACATAGGAGATGGATATGTTATAGAATGCACACCAAATAAAACATATGCAAAACAAGATCACAAAGGTGGAGGAGTTTGTAAAACAAAGTTATCTGCAAGAAAATGGACAAGCTGGTGTGAATGCCCATACATAACATATGAAGATAAAAAAACAAATGAAGAAATAGCAAAAGAAGTAATTGCAGGAAAATGGGGTAATGGAAATGCAAGAAAGAAAGCATTAGAAAAAGCAGGATATAACTACAATGCAATACAAAAAATAGTAAATGGGAACACAAAAGAAAAAATAGAATATTATCCTAAATGTGAAGTAACACATAAAAGTATAGTAACAGCATTAAAATCGATAAAGGTAAATAGTAGCTTTTCAACTAGAAAGAAGATAGCAAATAAAAATGGAATCAAAGCATACATAGGCTCATCAAGTCAGAATATAAAACTACTAAACTTATTGAAAAAAGGAATGCTAATAAAAATATAGAAAGAGCAAGATTAAATTTCTTGCTCTTTTTTTTGTATATATTCATATATGTAGGCCACAGGAATAACAATTGCGTACCAAATTAAAACTTCATAAGTAATTATAAAACCAGATGCAGAAGAAGATTCGAATAAAATAATATTTTGAATATCAAGCAAAGAGGTAATTGTATAAGCTATAGTAAGAGTTACTATACAAAAAAGTAGTAAATAAATTAATTTTTTTATTTCATATCTCATAAAAACGCCTCCTTTTATAGAAAAATTATAACAAACAAAAAATAGAATTTCAAGAATACCGAAGAAAAATATTCGGTATTATCGAAGTTTCGTGATAAAAAAATAATTTTTTGTAATAATGAAATAAAGGTGGTAAAAATGATAGGAAGAATATTAAAGAATGTAAGAAAAACAAGAGGTTTAACACAAGCTAATATAGGGAAGATGTTAAACATAGCAGATAATACAATATCTAATTACGAAACAGAGAATTGCAATCCAACATTTGGAACTATAAAAAGAATCATGGATATATGTGATTTTGATATACAATTCGTAGATAAACAAAATAATAAAGTTTATACAATAGAAGAATTATCAAAAGAAATGGATTTTTAAAGAGATATGATAGGGTATCATATCTCTTTTAATTCTAGGGTGGGATTTGCCTGGACAACTTCTAAACAATACTTGTTTTTTAATATTTCAGTAACATTTAGTATTAATTTGCCAATGTTTTTTATGTCGTGATTAAATGTACTATCAAAGGCACTATTAAAGTGTTGCATAAAAGAACATTCCCATAGTGAATTATGAGAATAACCAGAAGCAAGATAAAAAGCAATATATTCAGGGATAATATATTCTTCTAAAAATTTTGAACAAAGTTTGATGTGCGGCATTTGAATTTCTGCAAAATCCTTATCAGAAATATCTTTGCCATCAAATTGTCTAAACATTATAATACCTCCTTTTTAATTTTTAAATTTGTTTAAATCCAAGGCAAGTTGGCTTTTCCAAACAAATTCTTCCTGTGCCTTTTCTAAATCGGTATCACTATTAATACGATGATTATACATAAGAACATAGAAACGTTTTTTATTTTCATCATAGAAGATACCAGCATAAATTTTAGCAGATTCTTTAGTTGAAACAAGCCCTAATTTTTTAGAAAAAGAAAAACCATGTTCTTTTAAAAGATCTTGTTGCTGTTTAGTAAGCTTATACATCCAGTCATCTTCGTCATAATCAGCGGGAACATTAACATCTTCGAAACGACTTGCCAGAACACAACTATAATATTCGCCATCATCAATAGATAAACAGACTAGCTGATTTTCATTATATTTTTGTAATTCATAAATTAATTTTTTTATAGATAAAGTATGTTCGCACTCCTTTAAAGAATTATGATCTCTTTCAAAATTAATTTTTAAATAATTCATAAAAAACCTCCTAAACAATTTGTTGTATTAATCACTTAAAAAAGAGTAAAAGTCAAGTAATATTTTTATAAAAAATAAAAAGAGCATAAGCCCTTTTTATTAAGTTGTTTTTAATATTAATATTTGGAATGATTCGCCGTTTTTGCCAAGTATACTAATAGCAGAATGGGTATCTTTTATTTCTGAATCAGTATGATAAACCAAAGATTTTGCTATAGATGGACTTGAAACAGTAGAATGTTCCATATAAACAGAATATAAAGCTTCACCGATAACATCGGCAATTTCCTTTGCACTATTAAACATAAATACCTCCTATCAATTATTTCGTAAAAATTTTATAATTTCATAACCATTAGTGTTTATTTTCTCTTCACAACTGAAAAGAACAGGACAAGCAGTATTAGAAATATGAGTAAAATATTGTTTATTGTGATTTATAATGGCAAGGTTTTGATTACTAGATAATTCGAAAGAAAAGCCATTATTTTTTAAAAGTTCATAGTGTTTAGATGTGAACATATAATACCTCCTTTTTGTTGTATTAATCACTTAAAAACATTGGAATGTCAAGGGGTTAAAGAAAAAATAAAAACTACCTAGTTGGTAGTTTTTTTATTATATTCTATAAAATTTTCTAATGCTTCTTTTGTTCCACAAGTAGGACAAATTTCGGTTTTATTATCTTTTCTAGAAATAGCAGGGTAGTCATCATATTCTTTATTACAAGAAGGACAAATTGGTAATATTGTAAAATTTGAATTGTTTAATTCTCTGCAATCAATATCAGCATCTTCAAAGGAATCATACTTTGTAGCACCATCAAGTGTTTCGGAACAAACGGTTACATACATAGTAGTTCCAAAAAGTTGTTGGGGTTGTAGACTAACATAATATACTAATTGACCTTTAATAAATCCTCTTATAACATACATTATTTAACACCTCCTGCTGCGTTTAGTGCTTTGACTAGAGTGTATTTTATGGCAAATTCTTTTTCAAAATTTTCTTGTTCTTCAGGAGTATTTAACTCACATCTGCAGATACTCATAACAAATTTGAAGCCATCATAGAATACACAAACTTTTGGATTCTCGGCTTTGGTTTCTGATATGCAGTTTAATTCTTCGATAATATCATAACCTGCATTGGTTAAAAGTGCTTTTTGTGTTTTGTTCATCATATTAATCACCTCCTATTTAAAATAATTAACAGCTCTAAAAAACTTTAAAATTTCTTTTCCTGTTGCACTAACAAATGCATTATGTCCAAAGAAGAAAACAGAACTATTTGTATTAAATATAGAACCTTTATAGTCGTCGTTTTTATAAACTCTAACAAATCTTTCATCATCAGAAATTTTAAAACTAAATCCTTCAGCATCAAGTGCTTGAAATTCTTTTATTGCAAACATATAAATACCTCCTTTTAGTCTTATAGACTATCTTTAACCTTATACTATTAATCACTTAAAAGTGCTGAAATGTCAAGGATTTTAGCGAATATTCTTCATATTCTTGCAAGTTATATTTATTTATGATAAGATACAATTCGTAATGAAAAAACAAGGAGAAAATGACATGGAAGAACAAAAGCCAAAGGTGTATCAAAAAATTGGAACATCTAGAAGATTAGAGATCCAAGTTATATTAGATGATGTTGAAACCTTATATATAGGAGATGTAGAGAAAGCACCTCAACAAATAAAAGATATGTGGTATTCAAAAGTAGATGTTGGTACACCAATGAAATACTATGTATATAGTAGCGTGTGCTATGGATAAAAAGAACTAATGGACTAGTTCTTTTTTTTTTTTCATTCTTTCACGCATTTCTAAATTAACAAGCAGATCAACAACTCTACTTACTTCCATAACTTTTTTTGAACGAAGCCCATATTTTTCAACTCGTCTATCAAGTATTTTTTTCAATTTTTCTAATTCCAATTCGCTATAGAATAAGTCTTTTATATCTACACCAAGAGCATCAGCAATTTTTGCTAATACATCCATAGAAGGGCTATGTCTCCTATTAGCTTCTAAATTCGATAAATAAGGTCGAGAAACATTAGACATTTTGCTTAACTTTCGTAAACTAATATTTCTGTCTTTCCTTAAAAATTTTATTGTAAATACATAAATCATAAAAAATCACCTCTTCTTGGTACACATTTTATACGAAAAATACGCAAAAGACTAGTTTGTTCCTTATATTTCCCGTTTGTGTCGAAAGTCGGCGAGTGAAATTTGTTGCAAACTCGACTTTTATTGCAGAGTTTTAAAAATTATGATATTATAGAAGCATACAAATAGTAATTTGACGAAGGAGGTTATTCGTATGAGAAAAATTGCAAAATGGTTAGCCGCAATATCTATTATTATATTTATCATTGTTTGGGGTATTATAGGTGTGAAAATACTTGATAACAATTATAATTTTATGATAGAAGCATATATAGCATATGGTTCACTTGCGGTCTTTTTCGTCTGTCTCATTTATGTGAGATGTACTAATCGCTGCCCACATTGTGGAAAGGTGCAAATGGTTTGGGGAAAATACTGTCCTTATTGTGGCAAGGAAATCAACTGACCAATTTAAATTTATAAAGCAGATAGCATATTGAATGTTGTCTGCTTTTATGATATTATGTTGGTATAAAAAATTGTAGGAGGGATTTATATGAAAATAGCAAAAATTATTTTATCAATTTTAGTTATTTTATTTGCAATTTTAGGATTAACAAAAATATTATCGTTTAATA